CATCAGCTCGTAGGCCACCTTGGCGCTGTAGGCCAGAGGCTTGCCGTCCTTCTTCGTGATGCCTTTCCAGTCGAGGATGATCGTCTCCGCGAACGCCTGCTTCATGAGGTCCGTGGCGAGTTCCACGTCCACCTTGTTGCCTTCGAATGCGCCACCGCGCGTCCGATGATCACGGGTCTTCTCCTCCATGACCTTCGTGAAGGACAAGTTTGCGCCACCGGCACGCGCCAGCTTCACCTTGATCTTCTTGTTGACCGGATGCCAAAAGCCTTCGGTCTCCTTAATCGCATCGGTCTCGTAGAGGTCCCAGATGCTCATTTCGTCGAACTTCTTGGTCGCCATTGTCGTCACTCCTTGAGTTTGGGGGATGGATGCGGATTTCAATGCGCTCCGCTAGGCGCACCGTTTGGCCGCCCTCGCACGTTGACGGCAGATATGAAGTAGGGGGAGAGAGGGGGCCGAAGCCCCCATCTCCTACGATACGTCGGCTGCGTCAGGCAGGTGATCCCAGAACATCCAGAGCAGGGTGTGGTTGAACACACGGTCTGCGCCAGCCGGGATGTCCAGAGGCAGCGTGATGCTTTCGTCCTGCTCCACCGTAAGGCGACCGTCGCCCAGGGTGATCAGGGGTACGTCGATCAGGGTACCGGACTTGGCACCCGTGGAACCCTTCACCATGGCAACGTCGAGGGTGATGTCGTCGTTGTTACGGATGGAGGACACGGCAGTCACGTCCGCGAAGTAGGCTTCCATGGAGCCCTCGACATTGAACTGACCTGCGGTCACGTCGAATGCGCCGAGGACGCTGATCGCCTTGTTCGGACTCACGTTGTTGTTGATGTTGATCGAGAACTCCGTGAGGAATGCGAACAGCGCGGTCGGATTGGAACCGAGGGTACGGTCGAGCACCGACAGCTTGAGACGGGCGATGTCGTTCGAGGTATTGTAGGCATCTCCCACGACCAACGTTGGACGGGAACCGGCCTTGAGAGAAGTCGGTCCATCCACAGTGCTCACGTCGATTGCGATGCCCGCGATATCCACGGTGATTTTGTCTGCCGTCGCGTAATTGACGGTCAGCTCGTTGGCTACCCAGCCCTCCAGGTACTCGGCCTGAATTTCGGCGGGCAGTGCATCGTCCGGTGTACCGAGCTGGCGCTCCAACTGGTAGGTGCGACGAACCTGAAGCGTAGGATCGGCCTCGTTCTTGAGCACACGACCGAAGTAGACGCGGATGGTCTCGGTGGTCGAAGCCTCGGTCTCCAGCGTGCCAGTGGACTTGTCGATCTCCAGCGTCGTAGCCGAGATGGAGTTGATCCGCATGAAGCCGTTGTTGGCCGCAGCCGCGAACTTGTCGCCCACCAAGTCACCGCCGACGAAAATCCACTCGCCGGGGATAAGACCCATCGTGGTGAAATCTTCACTGGTCACCAGGGTAGGCAGGTCGGGCAGAGCCGGAACCGTCACATCGAGGTCACCAGCCGCGAACAGGAAACCAACCGTGGTCATGGTGGCTGCCGCGTCGATGGATGCGTCCAGGGTGAGGGTCTGGGCCACGGTAATCACGTTGTTGACCACAACAGTCACGTCGAAGACACCGTTGTTGGCAGCGATGTCATGGCCCTTCATCTGGATCAGATCACCGACCTGCCAGACGAGACCATTGCCGTAGGTCAGGGTCACGGTCAAGGCATCGTCGCCACTCCCCGTCTGCTTCACGGTGGCTACGCCTGCGCCCAGGTCGGTCGAGGCGCGACCTTCGCGAGGCCGGAAGCCGCCGACGATGATGGCAGGATCGACCAGATCGAGACCCGTCACCGGGCCAGGGCTGGAGGACGTGGCGGAAACACGGAGAAAGACCGTCACCGTAGCAGCGGCGTCGGTCACCTCAATGATGTCGTCCACCTCGTAACCGGTGCCAGCGGCCACCGGCACTGCGGAAACTGCCACGCGGCTATCCACGGTGATGGTGTCTGATCCGTCAATGTCCGTGATCAGGTAGTCTTCGAACTCACCCGCGATACCGGCCCGGCGAGGCTGGCGGTCGTCGCCAACGTCGTTCTTGCGGCGCAGGTCTGCGAACATGAACCCCTGGAGAATGTCCTGGAGGTTGTCCTGCGTGAGGTCGTTCTGGAAGCCACCCGTGGCATCGAGGTCCACGAGGACCCCCTTCTGCCGCTGGCGACCTGCATTGATGGGATTGCGAGCGACCGTGGTGAACTCGCCACCGAAGTCGTCGTAGCTGTTGGGCTCAAGAGCGAGCCAAGGATTTGCGGTATTCGCGACACCAATGGAACTTTCCTCCTGGTATCGGAGGCCCGTTACATTGCTGTCAACCTTCTGGACCTTAGCCATGGTTCCTGTTCTCCTTTACTTCACCCTGCGGCGTGCGTGTGCTCGACGCTGACCCTCAGAAATCTTACGACGAGTTTCCTCAGACATAGGCCCGGTCTTCACTCCCGTCTTAGACTTCGAAATCTTTTCTCGTGTCTCAGCCGAATGCTGCTTTCCTCGCAGGCTCTCAGCAATCTTACGCTTTGTGGCCTCACTGTGCAACCGGCCCAGCCATGGCTTCAACCCCAACTTAGTCTTCGTCTCGGACAACTTCTGTCGGGTTTCAGAAGACATAGCCATGCCCGTATGAGATTCCGACATCTTCTGCCGAGTAGCAATGCTCATCTTTCGGCCACCAACCCCACCATCCATCAGGTTATACCCGTCAGGATGCAGAGTCTTGAACGTAATTACTGCCTTTCGTTCCAGATCATAGGCGTATTCTTCAAGACAGATAGCCAAAATCTGCAACTCAGGAGCGCCGTACTTCTTGGTAGCACGTCCAACCAGGGTATCCCGGTGCTCGTGCTCCCACAATCGTCGCTTCAAGTCTGTCGTAACACCGATATACCCCTTTCCATTCGGAAAAGAGAGCTGATAAACCGCATGATGCCCGTCACTTAATGCGATCATATACGAATTCAGTGGTGACATTGGTGTGGTACCAGGGTCCATCCTCACCAATCTCCTCGGCGTTTGCGTTGCGGAACTCGATCCGGTCCAGGCCAGTCTTTTCGCCCTCGAATGCGTCCAAGGCCAAGTCTACCAGAACATCCGCTCCCGTCAAGCCGTCGCCGGAAATCTCAAAGACCTGGACGGTCACAATCCCGAAACGGCGGAAACGCACGCCATTCCCGCCCTGGGACTTCGGAGCGCCGATGGTCACCTGGGGCGAGACGTTATGCTTGATGGTGATCCTAGCAAAAGGAGCATCGGTTGGCAAGTCCCTGGCCTTGTCATCGTAGAGCAGCAGGGGGATAGGGGGTGCCCCGGCATTCCACTTGGTGGTGAAATGCAGGAGAATTTCGTCCCTGGCCTCGGCGCGCGTGTTGATGGGCATGGGTTACTGTCTCACATGGATGTCGAACATGATGCGGATGGGGCCGGGCTCGATCAGCTCAGCCATCATGATCTTCCAGCGGGTCCCCCCGTCCAAGATATGGTCGTAGTCCTCGATCTTGAGGTTCACGGCGCTGCCACCTTCGTCGATCACCGACTTGTCCGCGATCAGGACCCGCTTGTCACCCCGGCGCACCAGGGTGCCATCGAAGTCCTCCTTTTCGAACTCAATGAAAACCCCTTTCACAATCACAGTGATCTTAGCAGCCTCGGTGCTCCCGCGCCACGGCTTCGCTGGGTCAGTAGGGTTGTCCTGATCCCGGCGCACGAGCGACAGTTCCCGCCCGTTGGCCTCAATCAGACGCTCTGCGAGGAGCCGAAAGGATGCGAAATCCAGGGCCATCTCTATACCTTCGTGATATCCTGAATGATCCTCGCCCGCCCCTTGATCACAGTTTTGATCGCACTGCTTACATCAGTCTGTTCAATATCGTAGAAGTAGATACCGGGGTCGATATCTGTGTCAGAAGTAGTAGGAGCAAATGAAACCGCTCCATCTGTCGCAATACCGATTATACCAACGATACTGAACTGTTCATTGACTTGATCAGGAGGGTCTTTATCCAGATTCACGGTTAGCTTAAAGGAGAAGCCGGTGATATCTACAGCAACTCCCGCAGAATCCTGGATGATAAATCCCTTGGCATCGCTATCTCCGCGACCCCAGCAGATTTCCTTATCCAAATTCTTGGTTTGATCAATGATGCAGGCCATTACGTGCTCACGTTGCCTTCTGATTCTGCGGTGATCTGTGCCCCATACCGCGCGGTGATCTGTGCCTCATACTGCGCGATGATATCGGCAGCACCTCTGATAGGGATCGCGCCAGAGACGAAGAAGGCGACCTCACCTCCCGCGAAGTCTAGGTTCATTAACCAGAGGAGCATTAGACTTCTCCTCTAGTTATTCTCTACGGCAATCACCGTAATATGAATGCTCGTCGTTGCCACGTCTAACTGAGCTGTCCATACTCTAGCTGCGGTTCCCTGCTTCAAGGGCCTGGGAAATTCAAGGCTATATCCACCACCCGATCTGGCTGCGGCCTGCTTCAGCTTGACGGTACCACCAGTGTCATCTCTGAACGTAACTGTCGCTTCGTTATTGTTGTCGTCATTGGATACGATGATATGCACGAGATCGCGGAAAACACCCGCCGCCCCTGCCGCCAGGATGGTCGTCTCAGTGGTATCGGTGATAGTCGTCTGCTGATCAACTGTCAAATCCCTGGAGGCATGTGGAGATGTTACTCTCCGACCCAGGTCATCGTGCATGGCTCGAACAGCATCACCATCGCCCACCGCCGTAGGGAGGGTTGTTCGAGCTTCTCCCCCACCAAGAAGTGGATTGTCAACTACAGGAGCATCATGTGCCGCAGCACCTTCGATCTGTTTTGCGGCGAGGCCCGAGACATCACCCATGGTTCGTCACCTCCAGGAAGTTATAGAGCGGGGTCCTCTAATCTTACCGATCAGAGGACCCGCGCTATGCTCAGCTCTCAGTGAACAGCGTTCCGTGCGTGTCCGCTGCCTGAGTATTGTCGAGGTTGGTGATGGCGATGCGGAAGCCGTCAAAACCGCCGGTCGATCCGAACGTAACTTCATGGAAGTCACGGTGCGGAGCCTTGTAGATGATTCCCTCTCCAGCCCGCGCGAACAGGGTCACGTGAATGGTCTCCACGTCGTTGTCCACCTGGACCAAGGAAGCCTTGATCGGAACGGACGCCGAGGCCGTGAAGCCACGCACTGTCCTGGTCAGACCATCCATGGTCGCACTGTCCACATTGAAGATGGCACCAGCAGCCGTGTCCACCTCGGTGTCTGCAAGTCGAACCGGAGTATCCGGCACAGCCTCGCCACCACCCGCAACCACATTCACGTCCATGGCACCAGTGCCATTGGTGGTGATGCGTTCCCACTCAGACCCGTTGGAGCCATGCATCAGGCTGATGCTGCGGAGAGAAGTCTGGGCGAATGCGATGGAGTCGTCGTCTCCTTCGAGATCACCCGCCGGGAAGCTGGCGATATCGACATCACCAATGTCTACGCCCGGCTGAGCCGTGGCGATGACATTCAGCTCGTTGGCCGCCGTAACATTGGCGCTACGCTCGCCGCCTGCACCGTCGCGGATGTTGGTATACATCTCGCGAACAGCCGACATACGGACTGCACCACCGTCACCTTCCGTCAGGTCACCAGGGGTAACATCATCGAAGATACCACCAACGGGAACATACGCGGTGGTGGCTACGGTGAATGGATCACTGTCAGTTTCGGACGTGCCACCGGCACCGCCCTGGGTCTCAACGAGCAGCCGACCAACGGAAGACATCATGAATGGGATGTACTGACCATCAGCCGCGAGCGGCGTCTCAGCGTCAACCCTGACACCCCAGACACCGACACCCGTATCACCAGTGGTGTGGACCGCGCTCTCGGCCTTACCCAGGTTGGTCGCGCCGACGCCAGGGATTACCGAGAGGACATCCACGTCACCGATGTCTACGCCCGGCTGAGCCGTGGCGATGACATTCAGCTCATTGGCTGCGGTGACATTTGCGCCCCGCTCGTTGCCCGCTGCATCACGAGTGATAGTGTAGGCTTCACGATCAGCCGACATGCGCTGGTAGCCTGCGTCTCCCTCGGTGACAACCACCGGAGTGGTATCGTCGAAGACCAGACCGTTCATCAGGATGGCGCCGTTGACGGAAACCGGATCATTATCCAGCTCACCGTGCTCCGCGAGGGTGACCGCACCGATGGTGTTACTGCCGGTTGGCAGAGCCAAGGTCACGTTCACATCGAGGGAGCCGGAACCATCGGTCATGATACGCTCCCACTGTACGCTGTCGAAGCCGTAGAGCAGGTTGATAGTTCGCAGCGAAGTCTGAGCCACCGCAACAATGTCGTCGTCGGCATCCGTATCAGCCGCCGCAAAGCTGGCGATATCGACATCACCAATGTTGTTACTGCCGGTCGGCAATTCAGCATTGACGATGACTTGAAGGTTACCGGAAGCATCAACACCGGCCTCGTTGGCATCGGTAAGCGGATCGGTGATCTTGACGGGTTGGCGAATTCGTTCGTCAGCCATGATGGGTCTCCTGTTGTTCCCTAATCAGGCAAGCTCTCCAGCTTACCGTGAGTGTCTTCGAGCCCCTTGAGGCGCTCCTCGCATTCGCCAATCGCCGTTTTCGTAGACTGGATATTCTCCAAGGCTCCCACCCTTCGGCTATCCAGTTGCATGATCTCCAACTTGGATCGAGCCATGTTGGCCTGGAGGGTCATGATCTGTACGACCAACTTCTGCTGCTCGACATGGTAGTCTGGCGTCAGGTCAGCCATCAGTCTTCTCCGGTTGAATCTCACGAATCTCACCCGTCTGGATATTGACGGATATATTCTCAGGCACGCTGTACTTAGCCCGAACATCGGTCAGGAAGGTATTGTAGCACACCTGCAACATGGCAAGCAACCTCGCCTGATCTGCAATCACCTTACGCTGTTCCCGAAACCGGCGCAAGTCACCCGCGTCCAAAGTCGCCAAAGGGGCTGGACCTGACTTTGAAGATTGCATGTTTTGACCTCGATTCAGCAATTTCTTGAACATTGTCATCTTACTCCTCGTCGTAGAAGTGAGTTACGTAGACATCAGCCGCCTGAGAGGTATCCAAATTTGTTACTGTCACTCGGAATCCATCAAGCCCCGCTGTCGCATCCTCCATTTGAGTGAAGAAATCTTTGTTGGGCATCAGAAGTGGGACACTCTCTCCTGCCCGAGAGAAGAAGGTCAGGAGAACGGCACTTTCCACGCCATTGAGAACAGTTTTCAACTCGCCCTTGAGCGACACAGAAGCCGTCATGAGCAGAGCAACCAACTTCCCCGTCAGGCCAGAGCTGATCTGTGCGCTATCCAAATCCGCCGAGCCGCCAGCAGCCAAGACCGCCGCTGTGGCAGCCGTGGTCTGCGGCATCGTCATACCCGCCTTGACAGGCATCGGTCGCCCGTCATGGACATCCTGGGCCGTACCGTCAGCGCCGACCTGAACTTTCACTCGTTGGTGCTTAACGCCACCAATATCGTCGGTTGCGATAATGTCGCCCAGAGGCGCGGCTGCTTCGTTTAGTTGGGTATTATCGGACATGGGGTCCTCCAGACGGCCCTCATAGTATGGAAGATATTATCGTTAGTCAAGCCGAGGCTCGAAGATCATCGACCTACTCCCAAGAGAGTAAGCCCGCCGAGGAGCGGGTCTCCAGTTGGCGCTGCACTAGGTATATGCAGCAGCATGGCCCACATGTCGCGGTTATCGAAGTCCCGCCCACCGCTCGACTTGCCGAAGCCCTGGGCGAAGTTCTCGGTGGATAGCGGAGGGTCGGTCTCTCCCAAAAGGGTGAATTCGTCCACTGTACCATTAAGCAGCGTGACAATCGCGCTATCGAACCCGTCCGTCACATCGCTGTCGTTGCCTATGTAGATCGTGTGCGTCGTCCCCCCTCCGCCAGTCCGGTCGGCATTCCATACACCCTTCCAGGCCCTGATGTTGCTGTCGCCGTCTATGTCTGCGTCCCCACTCGGACCGGCCCGCGAACCTCCATCCGTGTAGGCCACACCGCTGTCGGCCGCCGTCACCGTGAAGGCCGAGTTGTTCGCATTGTTGCCCGGTGTCTCAGCGCTGTCGTCCCAATTTCCTGTATCCAACGTACCAGGATCAGAGCCGACCGCACCATCGTCCGCCGTAGCACTGGCAAGGTCGTTTTGGTAAACCAACACCTCGCAGTCGCCCAGTCTGTCGGAGGCGGCAGTGGCGCCGGAGAGAATGTAGACATCATCGAAAAGGAGAGTGGTGATGTTTGGAGCCCCAGACAATACTAGCGCCGATGAGGAGCCGAACGCATTACCATCCGTAAAGTCTGCCCCCGAGCCACTTCCCTCGGATACTCCGTCGATGAACCACTCCCAATTACCGGAAGCATTGTTCAACTGTGCGTAAACTTCTACGAAGTACCACCGATCATCGTCAAGAACGAATGAGATATCTAGGGTACCGGTATCAGCGTCGCGCATGGACAAAGTTCCGCTCGAATTCAGCCGAATTTCCAAAATTGCCCCTGCTGAGTCATCCCGTACCTGTACCACTGTGGCGTTGCTTGGATTATCGCTTTTACGAATGGCAAATCCAAATATGTAATCTCCTCCAGCGTCCGTAATGTTATCAGCGACCCAGGGGAAGGTGAAACTGTCGAGGGAAGCATCAAAACTCAATGCAGCGTCACCCGATCTATGGTTGGTCGTCTCGAATGCAATATTGTTGACGCTATCAGCTTCTTCTGCTCCCTGCGTCTCAAATCCAGTGAAGTTGTTTATCTGGAGCGCCACTACCGTACCCTCTGCGAGCGCGGTATGAGGCGCGTCCCGTCATGGATAAAAGTGATCAGTGCAGATCGGTAGATGATGTTGCCTTGACCGTCCAAGAACACGCGGTTTCCATAGATAGCCTTCAGCTCAGCCGCTCTCATGGTCTTATCCGGATCATCGTCATCCAGACTGGACAAGGAAACGACGTTATCAATTTTGGCTTGAACTGACGAATTCAGCTTGTCCAGACGCTTCTTGTTCCAGACGGAGCCTGAGATGGTCGAGAGCAGCACCTCGCTCCCGTTGCTTAGGTGCACGCTCCCGTCATCTTCTATGCCGTTACCGACCGACGGTTTGACCCAATATGCGACCATAATTCATCTTCCAATTTTCTTTAATCACCACGAGCCAACATGATATTCATGCTGGACCGGAGCAACTCCTCCAGCCACATGTCGGCCTCCGGGTACTCAGGGATAAGAAAGTCGTTCACGAGGCCCGACTTGACCCCCGTCGCGCCAGCGGCCAGATTGCGGCCAATGACCTGGGAGGTGGTCTCGAACCACTTGTCCTCCTCCAGCGGTCCCACCTTTTCGCGCTTCCGCGTGAGCTGACCAGTCTCGGCCTGCTCAGGGCGATTGCCCATGTCAGTCGGGTCCTGCTTGGGGACGGGGAGAGGTGGATCAGGCGCGAGGATGCCGCAGACGGCGGCCCGGAGTGCGTACTCCGCGACAGCCTTGAGGAGCTGCCGGGGGATGGCGTCAATGGCGGACAGCAGAAAGCCGTCCTGGTCGAACGCACTGAGCCGTGGCCATTCGAGGCCCTGGCCCTTGGTGGACCGGACACCAACAAACCGACGACCGAAACGCTTGTCGATAAAGTCCGACGCGCGGATGATCGCCTGCTGCTTCTCCGGGGTCGTGAAGTTGGTCCAGTCGGACGTACCACGATCCGCGTGATGCGTGTCGATGTTCGCTACGGTATCGTAAGCGTTTGCGTCTGCGATACCCGTACCCGTCTCAACCGTGAAAGCCATTGCTCACCTCCGTGAGGGGTGAGCCCTAGCTCGAACCCGCGCCCTTATCGGGGCCGCGAACCTGCTGACCCGTCGAGCGAATGGTGCCCTGTGGGTTGGGCTTCCGGTTGGCCGAGGGACCAAGGTTCTTGGTGCCGGGGCCACGACGATCCATGCCGCCCATACCCATGGCTGCCTTGCCCGCCTTGACCACGGTTCCGAATACACTCTGTCCGGCCATGTTGCGTCTCCTGTTACTGTGAGGGGAGCCGTTAGGCCCCGCTCAGATTAAGCGTCCAGGAAGGCTACCCGAGGCGTGAAGGCGATGTAGTCGCCGTCCGTGTCGAGGTCGGCTACCGGGGTCGCGCCGATCTGCACAACCGTGTCGAAGTACCCAACCGGATACTGATCCTGCGACCCGGAAGGGTCACCGGCAGGCTCCGTTGCGTTCATCGACGCAAGAAGCGCCGTGATGATCTGAGCGTCGGTCTGGGCATCGTCCTCGTGAACGATCACTTCCCGGACCTGATTGATGTCCTGGTTGACGCCCTGAACGGTGCGCGTTACCAAGAAAATTCCTGCCGCCATAGTTCTGTCTCCTTGTCCTGAGGTGGCTATCGAGGTATCATACCCCACTCGTGAGTGCTAGGCAAACACCCGCGCGAGGATCGTTCTGGGCGGCTTGGTGGGGGCCACCTTCTTTACGATGGCCCCACCGCGCTGAGCGTGCTCCCCTAGCCGCCTACTTCCTGCGGCTCTCCTTCCGTCCCTTCCGGGAGGCGAAGAAACCGCGCTGTGCCCTGAGCGCCGCCTTCTTGGTCTTGAAGATGCACTTCCCGGAACCAATCCGAAACTTGCCGCCGCCACAAGACTTTACAGGCATCTGCGCTCCTTAACCGGCCAGTGCTGCCTCGCTGGCTGCGTCC